GGATGAGGCGCAGTTCCTGAATGCGATGCAGATGAACGCGACGCAGATCGCGGCGATCTACGGGGTGCCCGCGCACAAGGTCGGCGGGGCGACGTCCACGGGTGACATGCGGTACTCGAACGTGGAGTCGGAGCAGATCGGTTTCATCCAGGATTCCCTGGACCCGTGGCTGGTGCGGCTGGAGGAGGCGCTGGCGGAGTACCTGCCCGCGTCGCAGTACATGCAGTTCAACCGGGACGCGCGGTTGCGGATGACGCCGGAGACCAGGTGGAACGTGTACCGGACGGCGCGGGATGTCGGGGTGATGACGCAGAACGACGTGGCCCGGGCGGAGGGCCTGCCGCTGGTGAGCAGCGCGGTCGGGGATGACCCGTTGCCGTTGCAGGTGCTGGTGGCGATGGCGCGGGGGATCAAGGAGATCCCGAAGTCGTTCGAGAAGCTGGTGACGGAGTCGCCGGCGGATCAGCTGGCGCGGGAGCAGGCGGCCACGCTGGCGAAGGAGGCGCAGGTGCCGCAGGCGCCCCCGGTGATTTATCCCGCGACGCAGGCCCCGGCCGCGGGCAACGGGCAGGCGTCCCCTAACGGTAAGCAGCCGGTAAACCAAGGAAACGGAAACGGGCATGGCTGACAGCAGCAGCAGCAAGAAGCCGTACGGCAACGTCACCTATGCCGACCCCAAGAACGGCAAGTACCCCATCGACACCGAAGAGCACATCCGGGCGGCGTGGGCGTACATCAACATGCCGAAGAACGCCTCGCAGTACCCGATGAACGGTGTCACCCTGTCCGAGGTGAAGGACCGCATCCGGGCCGCGATGAAGAAACTCGGCGCGGACGTGGCCAGTGACAACGGCGGCCGGTCGCACGGCGGGGAGACGGAGCGGCGGTTCACCCCCGGCGTGATCGAGGTCCGCACGGCGGCGGACGGGCAGCGGATCGGCGGGTACGGGGCGGTGTTCGACGTGCTGTCCCGCAACCTCGGCGGGTTCGTGGAGAAGGTGGGCACCGGGGCGTTCAACCGGTCCCGGGCGGACAGCTGGCCGAACGTCGTCTGCCGGTACAACCACGACCCGAACATGGTCCTGGGCACGTCCGCCAGCGGGTACCTGCAGCTGTCCACCGACGGGGTCGGCCTGGACTACTCGGTGCTGCCGCCGCAGTCCCGCGCGGACATCCTGGAGCTGGTGGAGCGCCGTGACATCCGGTTCTCCTCGTTCGCGTTCCGCTGCGCGGCCGGCGGCGACGAGTGGTCCACGACGGACCAGAACTACCCGATGCGGGTCTTGCACGATGTGGAGCTGGTGGACGTGGCGCCGGTGCTGGACCCGGCGTACCCGGACGCGACCGCGGGGCTGCGGTCGCTGGCGGCGGCGATGTCCGCGCCGCTGGAGGAGGTCCGGTCGATGGCCGCGGCGGATGAGCTGCGCCGGTTCTTCGCCCGCACCGACCGGCCGTCGTACCAGCCGAAGGTCACCGGCGCGGCGGCGATGATGAAGCTGATGGAGAAGCGGTTCGGCCCCCCGCTGGACTGACTTCCCCGCAGGACAACTGAATAGCGGTTTCAGGCAACGCAACCGAGGCCGCGCACGGCAACCATTCACCCACCCCTTGGAAGGGAGCAGCCGCCGTGGCAAGCGAGGTTGCGAAGCGCCTGCAGGACCGCAGGCAGTCGTTGTGGGCCGAGGCCCGCAAGTACGTGGAGGACGCGGCCACCGAGAACCGTGACATGACCCCGGAGGAGCAGGGGACGTGGGAGCGGCTCATGGAGGAGATGGACCGCGTCGACGGGCAGCTCGAGGGCGTCCTGACCGCGGAACGGCGCCAGTCCGACACGGACAAGGCGTTCGACGCGATCGGCCGCCGCCCCGCCGAGTACCGCCGCGGCACCGACGGGTACTCCCACCCGGCGGATTCCGACGGGCGGGACATCAACGCGGAGATCCGCGCGCTGATCCGCGGCGCGCAGGGCGCAGCCCGGTCGCTGGAGGTGAAGCACCAGGGCGGCACGTTCGGCATGGAAGAAGTCCGTACCCTGCTGTCGAACTCCGGCACCGGCACCGGCGTGGTCCCGACGGACTTCTACGACCGCCTGATCGCCTACCTGATCGAAGTGTCGGGCATCATGCAGGCCGGGCCGACAGTGCTGAACACCAGCGGCGGCGAGACGCTGCAGATCCCGAAGGCGACCGCGCACGTGTCCGGTGCGGTATTTGGCCAGGGCGCGCAGATCACCTCGGGTGACCCGACGTTCGCGCAGACGACCCTGTCGGCGTACAAGTACGGCCGCACCATCTACGTGGCACGCGAGCTGATCGACGACAACTCCGTGGACCTGCTGGGTTACCTGGCGATGCAGGCCGGCCGCGCGGTGGGGAACGCGTTCGGGTCGGACCTGATCCTCGGCGCGGGCAGCACCGTCCCCTCCGGGCTGACGTTCGCCACCTCCGCCAGCCCGGGCGTGACGGGCCCGACGACCGCCACCGGCCCGACCGGGGTCAACTGGGTCACCGGCGGCCCCACGTACGCGAACCTGGTGGACATGGAGTACTCGGTGATCGCCCCGTACCGCCAGTCCAGGTCGTGCTATTGGATGTGCGCGGACAAAACAGTGGCTGTTTTGCGGAAGCTCACCGACACGGTCGGGCGGCCGGTGTGGGAACCGTCCACGGTCCTCGGGTCGCCGGACCTGCTCCTGGGAAAGCCCTTGGTGGCCGACCCGTACGTCCAGTCGGTCGCCACCGGGAACTTCTCCCTGTTCTTCGGCGACTTCGCCCAGTTCTTCGTCCGATTGGTGGGCGGGATACGGTTCGAGCGGTCCGACGACTTCAAGTTCGACACGGACCTGATCAGCTTCCGCTGCCTGCTCCGCGGCGACGGAACCCTCGTCGATACCACGGCGGTCAAGGCGTTCAAGGGCGGCTGACCCCCAACGCTGGCGCGCGCCCCGGGTTCATGGGTGCGCGGGGCGCGCGCCAGGCAAGCTAACCCTGTTCCAGTGGAAGGGATAACCCGATGGCGAACCTGCCTCCGCATCAGACGCCCGATGGTGGCGGTAGCGACGAGAGCCAGTCGCCGCCGCAGGCCGCGACCGGCGTGAAGATCGCCGGCCTGGACCCGACGCTGGAACCGGGGAACTACGCGGATTCCCTGTTCGGCGTCGCGCTCCCGCAGGGCACCGGTGCCCCCGGCGGCCCCGGCGCGGCGAACCAGCCCGACCCGACGCTGGAGGACGGGCAGAACTACGAGGGGATCTCCGGGCTGACCCCGGCGCAGACCGCGGACACCGGCTCCCCCGGCAGCATGGGCGCGCAGAACCTGCCGGGCGGCGCTGACACGATCACGTACACGCGGCCGGGGTCGGCGATCTCGGGGACGAACAAGACCGACACCGTGCAGGACAACATCTCCGGTCACAACGACTGGACGCAGGCGATCGACGGCTCGTACGGCGGCGGCCCGCAGCTGCCCGGTATCGCGGGGAACATGCCCGACGGCACCGGCGCCGGGGGCGGCCGGGTGCTGCGCGGCGGCCGGGCGGTGCAGCCGTAATGCAGGACCTGTCCGGGCTGCCCCTGGCGAAGACGTCGTTGTGGGTGTCGTCGATGTCCGGCGGGAACACCACCAGCTCGAACGAGAACGCGATGTCGGCGCCGGGGTCGGTGCCGGTGGACCCGATGCCCACCGCGAAAGAGGCGGCGGACCCGGCGGTGGGGCCGATGGAGGATGTGGCGGTCGGCTCCCCGCCGCGGCGCATCGACACCTCGTATTCGCCGTCGCCGGTGTCGTGGAAGGGGACCCCCAGTGCCTGACGCACCGGACCCGATCGTCAGCCCCCCGGGGCGTGACTGGCAGCCGTATGACACCTCCGACGGGTCCGGCGATGCCGGCGGCTGGGCGAAAGTCGCCGACGACGTCCCCGGCGGGTCGGAAGCCCTGTTCCGCACGGACTACGGCGACCCCGGCGGCGGCCCTTGGCAGCAAACCTGATCCCCCTGTTCCGGGTGCACATGCCCCCGGAGGAGGAACTCCTGCCCGCGCTGCGGGATGTCCTGTACAGCGGGCAGGTGGGGCAGGGCCCGAAGGTCGAAGAGTTCGAGGCGGCCCTGGCGCCGGTGGCAGGGAACCGGAACGTCCTCGCCGTGAACTCGGGCACGTCGGCGCTGCAACTGGCGCTGCGCCTCGCCGGTGCCCGCGGCGGCAGCGTGGTCACCACGCCGATGACCTGCGCGGCCACCGTGCTGCCGGTCCTCGCGGAGGGCGCGCGGCCGGTGTGGGCGGACATCGACCCCGCGACGGGGAACATCGACCCGCTGGACGCCGAACGGAAACTGGCCCCGGACACGCGGGCGGTGCTAGCGGTGCACTGGGGCGGGCAGCCGTGCGACATGACCGCCCTCATGGACCTGGGTGCCCGGCACGGCATCCCGGTGATCGTCGATGCCGCGCACGCCCTCGGCGCCCAGTGGGCCGGTGAACCCGTCGGGTCACCGGCGGCGGACTTCACCTGCTTCTCCCTGCAGGCGATCAAGCACATCACCACCATCGACGGCGGCATCCTCACCACCCGGGACGCGGGAAACTACCGGCGGGGGAAACTGCTGCGCTGGTACGGCATCGACCGGGACGCCGAGCAGGCCGACGCCCGCGTCGCCGCCGACATCGGCGACTGGGGTTACAAGTTCCACATGAACGACGTCGCCGCGACGATCGGCCTCGCCCAGCTGCGCCACCTGCCGGGCATCCTGGCCGCGCACCGCGCGAACGCCGCGTTCTACGACGACGCGCTGTGCGGCCTTGTGCAGGCCGCGCCGGCGCGGCGGTACTCGGAGGGCGCGTGGTGGCTGTACACGCTGCTGTGGCGCGACGGGGGCCAGCGGGCCGCGTTCCAGGCCTTCATGCGCGCCGCGGGCATTCAGGTGTCGCGGGTGCACGGGCGGCTCAACCGCCTCACCTGTTTCCGGGAGTACGCCGCCGGGCCGCTGCCCGGCGTGGACGAGTTCTTCGAGCGGGAATGCTGCATCCCCGTCCACTGGGCCCTCACCGAGGCCGACCGGCGCGCGGTCGCGGGCGCGGTGACCGAGTTCGCGGAGAAGCGATGATCACGTTCGGTGTCATCGACGGCCTGGAAGCCGCCGAAGTGCTGCGGGTTTTGCGGAACGAGTGCGCCGAGTGGATGACCCGGGACACCGCGCAGATCACCCCGGGGCAGCAGCGGGCGTTCTACGAGCAGAAGATCGCCACCGGGAAGGTGGAGGGCTTCCTCATGTTCGACGACGAGCCGGTCGCGTACGGGCTGCTCATCTGGGACGAGGAGGGCCGCGCCTGGTCGTCCACCGGGGTGAAAGCGGACCGGCGCGGTGAGGGTTTCGGGGAGGCGGTCACCATTGAGAACGTCCGCCGTGCCCACGCCCGCGGGGTGCCCATGCACGCGGAGGTGCGGCAGGACAACGCGGGGCAGCAGAAGATCTGCCGCCGCATCGGGTACCAGGTCACTGGCACCATCGCCAGGAACGGGCACGTGATCGACGTGATGCGCTGCGACAAGCTGGCCCCGTGATCTCCGTTATCACCCCCACGTACCGGC